ATGGAGGCTAGCAAGGGCGCGATCGAAGGCCTCACCAACAACGTGGCCGCCGTGGTGCGAGCTCTCGAGGATGTCGGCATCATCTTCATCGACTCCAACGGCAACGGTCCTGGCGTCCGTTTGCGAGACCCAAGCTAGCGCATGGCGAACGAGACTTCTGATATCGGTGAACTGCTCGTTACCATCGAGGATGTGGCGAGGATGGAGCCGCAGTTGCACGCGTGGTCGGAAATGGCCGCGCGGGCATATGGGTTTTATTCTGGCATCAACGAAGCGATCAAAAAGTCCGCAGATAAGTGGCCTACCGCGGCTCACCACGCATCCGACTATCGACAGGAGATGGCGCTGATGGCGATCATTCGCCTGTTCGCGACTATGGATAGAGGATCTAGGATATCGTTTCAGTCCGTCTACAAATACCTGCAGACTGATGCAGCTATAGATGAGATAAGCAGTTTGTTCGCGGCTGCTGAGCCGCCGAGCTCGATAGAGGTTGCGCGCGGAGCGGTGACAGCTTCTGTTGCTCGATTTTTTGAGGCGTATCGAGCCATCGACTTCAAAGCATTTGGCAGGATCCAGTCATTTCGGAACGGCCAGGTCGCGCATATCTCGTGGCCGGAGATCAAAGCCGCAAAAGTAACATACTCTGACCTGGAGACCCTCCTTCGAGGCGTATGTGTCCTTGCAGGTGAGCTCAAGCTTATGTTGACCGGCTGCAACGATTGGCCCTCCGATGAGTTTGATGAAAGCCATCGGCAAGCGTATGGGTTTTGGCTCAAAGCGATCGAGGCCGAGGCTTCTAGAGGCACTCTACCAGCCCTTGACCGCTCCCAAAAGTCTCAATAGCTTCCAACTGCGGCCCACCACTCCGCGCAGGCCATCCCGCCTAATCACCACTTGAAGAGGATAAACCAGCTATCGGCATTCGTGCCGGCGGCAGATGTTTGTTCTTTTCTTGGAGGTGTGCTCTTGAGGCCAACCATTCCACTCGACACCATCTACACGGCTGACGAAGCCGCCGAACGTCTCAGGCTGACCAATCGTGGCGTGATCAAGCTCGGCAAAGCGCACGGCCTATGCTCACGCGTCGGTCGCGACTACTTGTTCTCAGAACAAGATCTGTTGGCGCTCTGGGAGGTGATGCGGGAACCAGCCAGGCAGCCCAAGCCGCCGGCGGTGAAGCCATACATCTCTGACCATAACCTGTTCGAAAAGCTCCAAAAGCTGACTAGAAAAAAGCGTCCAGCGTCCACGCGGGCGGTGCGCACGTGACAGACCTCTTCCCTAAGCTCCCTCTTTTCGCGACGGATAAAGAACTCGCCATCGCCGTTGTTGGCAAAGAGCGCGCATCCATGTGGATCAAAGCTGTCATCCCGCAACTTGAGCGGAAAGGTTTCCCGCGCATCGATCCACTGCATGATGGCAGGCCGGTGCCTTTGGTGATGCGCTTTTACGACGGGTACTTCGGAATCACGGCCGGCCTTCAAGCTGTCGCGCCAGATGGCGAAGAGCGGCTCGGCACGTGGAAGAGGGACAGCGGCAAGAGGATCAAAACCAAATGGGGTGATCCCGAGCCATGATCGATCTCCTCGACAATCTCCGTACACCCCAACAAATCGCTGAACGAATTTCAGCATCCAGCGGGATTCATGTTACCGGGCGCTCGGTTTGGGAAAAGGCCAGGCGCCTCGGCATAGCCAAGAAGATCGGAAGGTCGATGTTGGTCTCTGTCGATGACATTCCGCTGCTGCTCAAGGAAGAAACCAAGGCCGACAAGCGCCAGCATCGGGAGAACAAAACTGCAGACTTCCAGCAGAAAAGGAACATGACCGCGCTTCGAAAGACCCGCTTGGCGAGGAACAAGGGCAAGGGCGAATGACCGACAATACCCCTCGCCTCATCGGTCGCAAAGACGCCGCGGCTTACTGCGGCATCGCCGAATCGACGTTCTCGCTGTGGGTGGCAACCTACAAGATGCCGCCATGCATCTCTGGCACACGCAAATGGGACAGGCGGGCTATCGACGCCAAGCTTGACGAGATCAGCGGACTGACGCCGGCGGATCAGGAAGATCCGTACGATAAGTGGATGCGAGAGCACCCAGACCGGTAAATTTCGGCACGGGTTCGGTTTTCTGTGGGCATTTGGGGGAAAACGGGGATTTCACTTGGACGGGCGATCGCTGCCGCTTGATTTTGGGCTGTGATGCTGTCTCACTCAAGCTCCTGGCAACGGGGAATACGGCATAAGCTTGCAGGCAAACCGTATTCTCCCGCGCTAGGTGGCTCCTCGGGGCGAGATCAGCGCGAATGCTGGTCTCGCCGACAGCCAAGACAACAGTGCTACAACTCACCTAGTTGCGCAACATGCAACGTGCCAGGCGTTTCAGTCGTCAACAGATTGGTGAATTGCCAATCAACTATTGAGCGGGCCGCACCCACTATTCCCGGAGCATCCCCATGCCAAGCCTCGCGCAGATGACCGGTTCACTGCATATCCACAATTTCTATATCGGGAAGTTGAAAGCGAAGCAGGAGCAACTTTTCGAGAGCGACCCCGAATTGGCTCAGCTTCTCGACAATGTTGCTGAGGTTCTCAGCGAGCACGCAGTTGCCCTGACCGACGAGATTGCCGAGATGGAATCCGATGACTAGTGACGGCGGCTAATTACCAAGATGCGTTTTGGCGGTCCCGGGGGCGTCATCACCCCATCTCGTCGATTCGTATTGGCTGCAGAAAGACGTCTTCGGTGCGCTCTATCGACCTCATTCCGGAAGTCTGAGCTTGAGTACAAAACCTAGAAAGCTGCCGTCTGGCGTGCTACGAGTTGGGCATCGCCAACTGGATTCGGGGTCTAGCCTTGAAAATCTTATTTCGAGGACTGTCCTTTGTCGGATGCGCCATTGGGGGAGTTCTCGCACTTTGGGCGTTGGTGTGGATAGTTTCTGGCATTAGCTTCAAACCGAGCATTCCGTATTTCGAAGCATTCCTTAATCAGAAATATAAGGGCTATAAAAGTTCCGAAGGTCGAGTGATCCGGTGCGAATCCTGGACAGAGTATTCTTCTGAGTATGAGATTAGCTGTAGGTATTTTCGGCAAGCAAAAGCCGAGGAAGCAACGTACCACGCGTTTGACAAGTGGGGCGACTACATTGGAAGTCGCGATGGCGGCTGATTGCAGCTTTAGGACACGTACTCTCCATGGAGAAACTCCCGTTGCTCGTCCATGGAAAGCCGATCACAAATTAGGGCGGCGACTATATTCAGCATAATTACGAAAATAAAAGTGCAACATTGATTTCGAGAGTGGATGGAGAAGAACACCTACCTGCCGGTGCATACCTTAGATGAAGACGGCGATGTTGATGGGGAAGCGTGATTGAGTGATGATAGAATTCAATTGTGGATCGGGCTATGCCTCGTGGGGGGCTTTTGCGCGTACAGCTGGTATTGGTACATCAGATCCATCATTTTCTACCGCAGTAACGGGTTCGATTTCAGCAAAGATTTCGGGCCTAACCTCTATTTTTCCCAATCGCAAGATGAACGCTTTTTGGCGAAGCCGAAAGCAAAGTTCTTTATCGCCATGCCTTTTGTGCTGGTGGTGACCTCCTTTATATCGATTTTCATAATTTTGACTCTGACAGGAGTTATCAAGCCTTGCATCGGTTGCGGACGATAGCCGTTGACAGATTATTCCAACTCATAAACCACCGCCTCATCAGCCGCGTCCCGAAGCCCCTTGTAGGACGCGTGACGGAGCTTGCCGTCGTCCGTCCAGGCCCTGTATTCGATCTCGGCAATTAGCTTGGGACCGATGAAGACGGCATTCCGCTTTCTCCCGGTATCGACAGCGGGCTTGCCGATGATCAGCTTGTCCATCTGCCGCCTGTTGAGCCTTTAGCAACCCAAGTTTGATTTGATCAGATGAGCGATACCGACAGGCCGGCCCTGACGAAGGCGCCGGAAATGTATGTCCATTATTGCGAACAGGCAGGTTGCGCGGAATGGGTAGGCTGAGGCAATAGCCCATCCCCAACAGTGCCGACGCGCTGGTGGTGCTTCGAGCACTTCCCGCATAAGTCAAACGAGCAGGAACAGGCACTCAGGCGGAAGCTCGAAGCAGCCGAGCTTGGGAATACCATTCAATGATAGCTGGACTGATTATATGCGCCTCTTTGACCGTCGTCGACGGCGACACGGTGAAATGCGACGGGCAAAATATGCGACTGCTGGGGGAAGGTGTTCCGTTCGTCTCGGGCATCGATACGCCGGAGATTGGATCGCACGCGAAATGCATCAAGGAACGGAAGCTGGCGCTGATCGCCAAAAGCAGGCTGAAAGAGCTGCTGGCCGAGCGCGGCCTGAAGGTGGTCTTCAGCGGCGCGGTGGACAAGACACCCACACACCGGCCGCTCATCAACATCTACCGAACGAACGGTGAAGAGATCGGGAAGAAGCTGCTTCGGGAGGGCTTCGCGCGCACCTGGAGCCCGAAGCGGCGGAACGATTGGTGTGATTGATCAGTCCAGACAGTTGCGCAGAGACGGCGTCGCGATGGGCCTTCATGGCAGAATAATAAAGATCCTAATAACACGGACGAAATCTTCCAGTTGCCAACTGCCTAAAACGACGTCTTCAATCTTGCTTGCCCAAAACTCATCATCGGGCATGATTAGGGTGGCGCCGTTTCTTTCTAGGAATTCTGCAGCAGCATAGAACGCTGTTCTTTTATTGCCTTGTTCGAAGGCGTGCGCCTTCGCGATCGCAAAGAGCAGGTTGCCAAACGCTCCCAAGAGACCTTGGCTCTCGTAATGCCAATGGTTGCGCGGCGACATCACGGCGCTCTCCAGGGCGCCGATATCTCGCAGAAAATGCGTCTCACCAGTCATAGATACTTGATCGGCATTGATAGTAATCACGTCATCGACGTCTACCCAGATTGGCGTGATCATCTAGCCAAATAAGCCGTGACCTTGGGATACCGCCTTTTCAAGTCTTCGCGGATGGCTGATTTATCGTTGGCAATCGACCTCGCCTGCTCTCGGATTTTGTTATCGATTTTCGGCTGAATCTCATTCTGAAGATACGAGATAAAGGCCTCGTCGAGCGCGATCATCTGCTCGTGCGTCTTTACGGACTGGGCGCTCTGTGCACGAAAATATCTCCGCTTCCCCGGGTCGCCTATGCGAGCGGCACGATGCCCGATAACCTGTTGCATTTGCTGGATGACTTGGCGCGCGCGCAGGATATTTTTGTAGGAGGCCGTGCCGTAATCCAGGCAAGCTAATCTCAATTCAATCAATGCATCTCTGTTGTTCCCTTCAATCGCACTGTCAACCGTGCGAGCAAGGGCCGCTCGATCGAGTGCATCAGCGGTTCGAAGCTTGAAAAGAAACTTTGCAAAACCGCGTGCGTAAGAAGCTGCCACCTCGGCTGGATCAGCATCTAGCGACGGCCAATCCGGGTTGGGGAAGTCCTCTAACCTTTTCACTCGCTCTTTCAAGAGTGCTACAGACATCGCCATCAGTACCTTTTCATCAATAGATACGGCATCGCAAGCTCATGTTCAATCGTCGCCCGCATGTGGGCGCAGAGCTTCTTCACTTCGGCATCCTTGGTGAAAAACAAAAAGCCGCCTCCCCGACTAAGGAGAGGCGGCTGGATGGGCGGCTATGCCACTTGCGGCAAGATCGGGTGATTGACGTAGCTCGCAAGGATCTTTGCGCGCAGGGTCGGATAATCAACATCTTGTACGTTGATGTTTCCGTCGATCGCCATGGACGCGATATAGGCGGCCGCCGTACCCTTCAGGGCACCGGTCAGCTCCAAGCGCGCCATATACCAGCAGAGGATCGTGCACGAAGAGGCCCATGGAACGATGACGTTCGTCTTGACCGCGGCGTCAGGGACGATCTCTTCAAGTGGAATGGGCGCGATCTTGTCGGCGCCGGCAACCAGGCCACCGGGAACACTGCCCTGCGTGTAGAGCAGGCCGCCGGAAGCGACTTTCCACGGCGGATGCTTGTCGCAGTCGTAGGAGGTGACCGCCACCGTCTTGTCGGAACGCAGAGCCGAGCCGTCCGTCTTGCAATAGTCCTGCGCCGTGGAGACGTAGCCGGTGTTCTTGAGCCTCCAGATGGGATCGCGCTGATACGGGCGGTTCGGCCAGAAGAGAAGGCCACCGGGACCGGGGTCCAGGAAGTTGTGCGCGTCGAGGCCAAATGCCTGGAACTGCGTTACCAGCGTCGATGGAATGCGGCTATCGCCGGAATTCGCATGCCACCAGAACCAGCCGAGTTGATAATCACGAAGGTCATCGATGACTGCTTGGCGCGCGTTCTGGTTCGCGGCGGTCGCATAGCGATAGCCGCTTCCTGGAAGGTCGGTGGATAGCCCGCCGGAGCCGTTATTGACGTCCATCTTGTCAGTCGTGCCCCCGACAGCGAACTGCAGAATAGTTTGTGTGTTCGCCGGGTTGCCGATCGTGACGCTGGGATTGAGGACATACGCTCGAGCGGCTGTCTCATAGCGAAGCGCGTTGTAATTGCGATGCGGGTCAATCGCAGTGACTGGCACCTTGCGCGCCGGATCGTTCGTCATCGCCAGACGGTAATTCATGCTCTGGATCGACGGATCGGGGGCGTCGACCGTCAGGCCGGGCAAGGGCATGGTGCCTTGGATATCGGGCAGAAGGCCGGAGGCCGGATTGCCGGCCACGACGTAGGGATCGATATCCGAGCCGTAAGGCTTGCTGAGGGCGCTCGATCCCTTGTAACCGTTGTTCGCTTCCGAGCCTGCGCCGGCCGCTTCGCCGCCCGTAATCGTCGGAATGCCGGGAGACATATGGATATACTCGCCATCGTAGTCGCCCGCGATGAACTGCTTAGCAGTGAATGTCCTGCCGTCGTTCGTAATGACCGCAGTGTCCTTGGTCCCGACCGCCGTGATGGATGCAATGCCGGTCGAGAAGTAAACCGGGATATCCAGCCCCAGCAGAAGCGTTCCGTTCGTCCGCGTCGGGTCGAGGCAGCGACGGACGCCGGAAACGAATTGCCAGCATTCAACCGAGTTGCCCGTTTGCGTGTTCGTGTCGACCCGATTGATGATCGTGCTGTTCACCCACGACGTGAGGTCACGGTAGAAACCTTTGCAGGCAGTGAACGCATAGCTGTCGATATAAGCCAGCCCATTCCCTGGCATCCCGCCGATATCCCAATCGGTTTTCGCCAGCGCATCGAGAAGGATGCCGACTGTCTTACCCTCCTCCTTAAGCCCCCTCGCAGTCGCGATCGACGCCGGACCGGCGCCGTAAACGAGGGCATCGAAGTCTACCGTCGTCGGGGCCTTGCCGGCCTCGTAGTAATCGACCATGCCGAAGCGGATTTTCAGATAGTAATCCAGAAGCGCGGCGCTGATCTCCATGCACTGCGCGTCGGTCAATCTGACGTCGAAGATGGCGAACAGGCCGCAATCGTGCGCCGATACCGCGCCTCCGTTGATGCCACCAAGGTGAATGGTCGGGTTGGTGGCCGGCGCGACGTAAGTTACGCTTGGCACCTCCCGGGTAATCCCGAGGGTGTCGAGACTGCCGGGCCTGATGCTGTACATGCCCTGGCCGGGCGTTATGTTCGTCGCCACCGACGCATAGTTCGTGGCCTGCAGACGCGCGTTGAACTTGTTGGATGCGTCCCTCGTGTTTGCCCCGATGCCGTCGCCACCGGCCGTCTGCGCCCCGAAGTCGCCACCGGCCGCCCCCGTCGCGGTTCGGCTGTAGTAGAAGATCGTGAACTGACCTTGCGCGAAAGACTGCAGGCCGATGCCCGTGTTGTATTTCGTGGTCGACGACCAACCACTCCATCTGTCGTTCGCGGTGTAAGTCGGCGTGCCGGCGCCAGTCAGCGTCAGATCGTTCGTTCCTGGGTGGAATTTGTTGACGCGGCTGTTGATCTCGGTCGGGGTGTCGGGAGAGTAAAGAGCCTTGGCGTTCGTCATGCTCACGCCAGCACCTTTGATGCGGGTGATCAGCCGGTCGAACGTTAGCTTCTGTCGCCGGGACATGGGGATGCCGGCGGCGGTCTTTGAGACGTTTAGAGCGTCAGTCTCTGCCTGGAAGGTGAAGTCAGGCAGAGAGGCGCCGGCGCCTCCAGGGAGGCGGCCCGAAACGCTATACTTACCGATCGGCGATAGTGGTGAAGTTAGAAACGTGCTGCTATTAAGCACTGAAGACCCCGCACGTTTCGCCAGCAACGCGTGTAAAGCGATAGGTGCCTGGCGCGGTGATCGCGATCGCCGGACGGAATGGCGTGAGTTCGCCCACGTCGGTATAGCCACCCGCATCGTCCTTGAGTGTGATGCGGACCCGGGCTTGCGCAGTCGCGGCGCCCTTGATCCCGACGGTTACAGTTGACCCGGAGGCGATGACGAGATCAGCGGAATTGGCCGCGGTGGAGCCCACCGCGAGAAGTTCGGTTGCCATGATGATTTCCAGAAATTTTTGGTGGGTCCGCGAAGCGGAGAGGTCAGCGCGTAGTGCGGCTGGTGGTGCGCTCAAATGCGCGATCTAGGCGCTCATGCAAGCCATCGATGCGGTTGCCAACGCCTTCGATGGCTCTAAGCAATTGAGCGGTCTGCTCCTGCATGCCGGCTTTCGTGGCGAAGGTCTCGGCAGCATGCAATTTATGTGCGGCCAGATCAGCGGTCGCCTTGTCGGCCTTGTCTTCCGCCGATTTGATGCGTTTTTCGCTGGCTTTTTCGCTTTCCTTGACGCGGCCATCAATCTTCCACCAGATGCCCCAGCCAGCGCCAGCGACGGACAGGAAGAATAGAATGGCCTTCATGATCTCTTCTGGCGTCATTGCACTTCCGCTTCAGTTGTGGTGGCATTGGAATCACCAACCGGAGGAGTTGCATGTTTAAAGATGCAGAGATCAGCATCCCCTGCCCGGGATGCGGTCACAAAACGGCGAAGAGCATCGCTTGGATGGAGGCGAACAAGCAGTTCACCTGCGATGGATGCGGGAAGGACGTCACGGTCGATGCGGAAAAGCTCCTCGCCGGAATCGAGGAAGCGGATAAGAGCCTCGCGGATCTCCGGAATAGATTTAAGCGAGGCATCAAGATCCGATAGGAGCGCGCTAAATGACGTCGCATCACAGCGAAGCTTTATGGTCATTGCTGGCATCGTCATTGTATACCCTCAAGGCCAGCGTCGCGGTCGGCGTAGAATCCAACTAGCGCCAAGTGGCGACGAATGCATGTCAGCAGCCGCTGGCGATCCGTGATCCAGAGTTTCTCCAGCGCGGCCTGCGTCAGCGGCTTGTCGCCAAGGTCGACCGGACCAAGGCATTTCGCCGTCAAGGCGCTGTCTGGCCTCACCAGAACTGGATGAGGCGGAGCGACGACTAGTCTACCGGACCTTGTTAACGCGCTGCACGCTGGAAGCACCGAGAGCAGTGCGGCCAGCATCAGGATCTTCGCTGGCTTCACGCTGCAGCTCCTCGATTTGGGATTGAAGGATTTCGGTTTGGGCCTGCATTTCAGCGATGCGGGCCGCCTCGCGCGTCTTGGCGGCGTTGTTTGCGGCGGCTTGGCGCTCCACTTCCGCGTTGCGGGCCTCGACGGCAGCGGCGCGCTGTTTGGCGAAGTCTTCTTTGAGTTCGGCGATTTCGGCATTCTTAACCGCGCTGGCCGCCTGATAGCCGCTGTCATAGATGGTGCCGTGGATCCACCATGCGCCAAGGCCAATGGCGCCGACCAAGGCAAGCGCCGTGATGGCGCTGACGATCCATTTATTGATGCCTAGGAGTTTTGCGAACCACCCGATCATGCGACCCCTTTTAGGCAGAGCGCCCTTTCCGCCTCACGGCGTTTGGTAAGGCCTGCGATCTTGCGACCCTTCGCCTTGTCCCACATGAGGAAGGCGTCACATGCGCCGCGGATGTCGCCGGCATTCAGCTTCCGCACGACAGTCGAGCCGCAGAAGCCGCCCGTGCCGATATTGTAGGTCAGCGATACGCCAGCAACATAAGTCTGGATGGGCAGCGCGTCTGGCGCCTTGAGGCAAGCACGCATGCCAGCTTCGTGCTCGACCAGGCTGTCGATCAGCATGTTGTCGCAGTCAGCCTTTGAGAATTTCATCCCAGGCTTGATGCCCTGCGTTTCCCCGTAGCAGGCGGTCCAGATGCCAACGACATCGCGGTAGGCGTAGAGCTTCAGCCCTTCGAAACCGCCAACCGTTTGGATGGCCATCGCGCCTGCAAGCGTTATAGCGGCGAGGCCGCCGCCGGTCTTTCTAAGCCTTGTCGCCATTGGCGGGCTCCTTGTTCTGAATAAGCAGGCGGGCGACATACGCGCCGCCAAGCAGCGCGAGCGTCAGCCACCGCGGCAGGTAATCTGAGATGACTGGCACAAAGTTGAGGATGAGGTCGGATAGGGCGGCGAGCTCGATCAGCCGGAGCGACCATGCGCGCTTCCACGTGAAGCCGGCATCGGGAATGAGCACGCGCGCGACAGCGTCACGCGCGCCTGAGAAAAGCGTGCGAAGCATTGTTGGCTCCGGTTTTTGAGAGTTAGGCCCGCCTAAGCAACGGCATTGGCTTTATCGACTAAAATCCACGAACGTAGGCCATGGCCCGCGGGCGAAAGGGCTGATGCTGGGCGGAGAGGAACATCCTTACGACATCGATGCGAGAGCACGGTGGTTAGAGCACCAACACCCAGATCATCATCCACGCTATCCCCGCAATAAACCCTGTGGAGAACAAAGCGATTTTTTGATTGATCGTCAGTCGCATCGAGTAACATAGATTCGGCATGCAGCATCTCCTCTGATATAGATTGTTGATGGCGTTGGCTTTTGGGGACGAGACATGGTTGCACATTACCCGCCGGCCTTTTGCGTCAAACATGGCATATTCCAAGCCAGGGGCTTCGCCTTAGAAGATGATGCTTATTTTTCTATGGTGGGATGCGAAACAGATTGCCCAACATGCGGCGCGCGATCAGAAGTTCTGCCTGGTTTTTACCAGGCGACGAAGGATCGACTTGACATTCTAATTGATGCAGCTGTGAGCCCGGATGCCTTGCGGGCGCTTCAAGACGTGGCAATCCGGCTTCAGAGAAACGAGATTTCGACGGCCCAAGCGTCACTTGAAGCGGAGAAAATTTCCCCGAAATTCTCTCGTATTTTCCGTGGCCTCAAGCAGGAATCGGTCGCGATGATTGCTGCTGCTGTCATCTCTGCCGCGGCTGCGGTGTACGTCGCCAAGGTTTCCAGCTCAGGTAACGTCACCATAAACAATTACAACGTTCCCGTTATTTCGGAAATTCATTTGCCAGCAATCGGGCCCTTTCCGGCACAGAGACCGACATCCAAGTCCCGATTAAAATCAAGTTCGTCGATCCCATCTCCGAAGCGGTAAGGGGCAGGCCGAAGCCCGCCCCTCCTTTTCGTCAATTGTTTGGCATCGCCCTCGTCACCGTCAGTTGCACATTGCTCGCATTCAGGGCGCCGCCCGAATTCTGGAACAGGCTGAGCCTGAATGGTCCGCTAATGTCACTGACATAGACAACCCCGCTAACGCGAACCGTCGTGTCATTGGCGGAGCTTCCGCCTTGGCTATCAGCGATGCGCGGCAGATTGACCCCGCCGAAACTGACGATAGCACTGCGCAACCCGGTGCCGTTCTGCGCAAATGTCGCCTGGCCTTCAACACGGTACCAGCCTGCTTCTTGGACAAGAACGGCTTCAGTGTTCGACACGAGGCTATGCATCGATGCGCCGTCGAAATCTTCGGCGTTGAAGGAAACGATCGTCGACGAGTTATTCGGGATCGAGATAGCCGCGCTGTTATAGACACGGCAAGCCGGATACGGGAACAGTGCGACGTGCTGGCCTCCGGCGGCATAGCCTCCAGACTTGCAGTTTATCACCTCGTTCATCGGCTGGCCGCCAAAGTTCGTCTCGCAACGGAAACCGTGATACTGCGTCTTGACGGTCTGGTTGTCGTACGCCGTGCATCCTATCATCCGATAGCCGCGCGGGTAGTCCTGATAGGACGGCGCAGCGCCAGGGATAATGAGGAATCCTGCCGGCTGAGAAGTGCCGCGGCCAGTATTGCCGTTGCCGGTATCCCATGCGCCGCAGCCGATGAAAGTCACGTGCTGCGGAAGGCTTGCGGGTACGGGGCTGCCGGCGTCAACATCGACTGTTGGGCCAGATCCAACAAAGCCAGCCGAGCCGGCTCGATGGACGTTGCAGCCCATGACCGTGCCATATCGGTTGTAGTTTGCTAGCTTGATGCCCCATGTTTCAACATCGCGGACAGTAACGCCCATGAGGACGAAGTTGAAATTGCCAGCCGATCCGGTGAGGTCGATACCGACATCGCCATCGTACATCTCACCGCCGATGATACGGAAGTGGGAGCAGCCGAGACCAACCGGCAACATGCGGCCGAAGGCGCGCCGATAAGAGCCACCGACAATGCCGCCGATATGATGGATCTTCGGTTCTAGGACCGAGAAGTCAGAACAGGCGCTGAGCCACAAGCCTTGCGCCTGGTCGTCCGCAGGCAGCGAAGCCGAGACGTACAGAATGTCGTGGACATGGGGTCTAACAACCTGAAAATCGGCGGCGCTCGTGAGGACGATACCAGTGCCGGCGTCGGAACCAAAGACTTCGCAATCTTCTAAGTAATGGCCAGATCCACCGTTGATCGAGATACCTGCGGCATTGTTGAGCGAGCCGCCCGTACCGTCACCATTGCGATCGACCTTCACCCGCTTCAGCGTTACATTGCTGACAGATGTTGCGCCGATCGTTACGACGCTGGTGGTGGCGTGCGGCGTAAGCTGCTTGGCCGCAATATCTTCAAGCCAGGATCCGGCAAGGAGGGTGATCTTGCCGTTGACACCATAGATGTGCTCTGGATCGCCCTTGACGCGATGGGCGGTAGCCAGTGCCGCGGTGAATGCGGTGAGGATGTTTGTTGTGCTATTGACGTAGCCGGCCTGAATGAACTGCTCGATGTGCACATATCCGTTGAACGGAAGCGCATAAAGTTTCACACCGCCGGCGGTGATGATGTGATAGTCACTCGCGCCTGATGCGGCGACGATATAGCTCCAGCCCTTGGACGACACCGTCACGACCGTCGAGCCAGCAGTGACTGGAAGCGCACCGCCATAGCTCAAAGTCGTGTCGGCGGTGAGGTCGGCGAACGCCTTGAACGTCACCGGAATGTTTGTGAGCGATGTGGCTGCGGCTACCGCCGTTGCTGCCGCAGATGTTGCCGTCGCAGCAGAGGCTACCGCGGTTGCGGCTGCCGCCTCAGCATCGGCAATGATTGCGGCCGAGACCTGATCGCTGACCAGCCTGAATTCGGATCCTGCGACAATGCCGAGCACCTGCATGCCGGCCGCGAGGCCGCCAGCGGAAATGTTGTTACCGCTGTTGCTCTTGACGGTGAGTGTTGATCCACCGTTGAATGCCACCGTTACCGGCGAGGCCGTGTTGTCCTCAAAGATGTTCATGAGGACGAGTGCAGAGCTCGAAATTGGAAGCGTGCTAGTCGCCTGAATGGCGTTTGGTGTGCCGGCGCCAGCATCGATCGCGGTGATGAAGCTGTACGGAAGGTCGCCGACGCGAGTCCAAGAACCAGTGCCAGAGGCGCCGCTCTTGCGGTAGATGCCGTTATAGGCGACGGTCGTGTCGCCTATAACCCAAGCCATCGAGTTGGCGACGTGCGCCAAGTCTGCAAACAGGGCGGCCCGCGTTGTGAATACAGAGCCACTGTTTGCGCCGATGGCAGTGATAAACGATTCAAGCCACAGGCCCCAAGCTCGCGCTTCGGTCTTTTTGACTTTCTTGTTGCCAGAAGCCGGCACGCCGGAAGTATTGTAGTCGTCAAAGACGACCGCAGCCAAAGGTGCAGGCATGTGCACTCCAATTATCAGGTGACGGTGAATGAGCCGGTTGCTTGCGGGGTCGCTGGCGTTCCGGACGCGTTTATCGCTTCGATGAAACCATATTTCGTACCGGCAGATAGGCCGGTCACAATGCGGCTGTCCGCGGCGTTGGGTGCGCCGTATTCGGTCGCAACAAGCGTCGATCCGGAGAAGCTGTTCACTGTGTTCATGTAGATTCGAGCCGCTGCGTAGTTCGCACTGTTCGGCGCCGTCCAGTTGAACGTTGCCTGCCCTGCACCGCCAGTTGCGGATACGCCGGTAACGACGCCAGGCGGCGTTGAGTCGGCCGTTGCCGTTCTGTTTTCATAGGCTGTCCAGTCAGAGCTCGCGCCACCAGACCAACTGCGCAGACGGAATTTGTATTGTGTGCCGTCGGCAAGGTAGCTTGAGCGAACCTGCGTCTCGCCGGCGTTGGAAATTACGGATTGCGGCCCGGTAGACCCCGTAATCTTCTCCCACTCAAGCTCGTAGGTCAGGGATGCAGAAGCGAAATCCCAGGTGGCCAGAGCGTAAGCAGCAGACGAACCGCCAGAAACAACTTCCGTCTGGATGACAACGTCGAAGTTGACAGGCACCGGAGCATTGGATGGAGGAATGATTACGATCGACGACCCTGGCGCGCCCTCTTCCGTGGCGGCGTTGAAGGCGTACAGATTACTTGGAACGACGATTCCGCTAAAAGTCACGGTCATATCCCTTAGAGATATCGTGACCTTTGACGTGATTTCGATCACCGCATCGGAGAGCTTTGGCGCATACTGAACGCGAATAAACCGATGATATGAAACGTCATTGTCTGGGTCGTAATGAGCCGTGATGCTGACTCGCGCGCCATTGCGCCTGATATACGCAAGCTTCTGAAGGCGTTGAATATGGTTGTGCGACTGCACCGCCACATTCTCGACAGTCAAAGTCCGCTCGGTGTCCTCGCCGACATATGGGTTTCCATAGATGGCGGCGTCATTGGTGTTGTATAGATCGCTCGGGTCTGTGAAGCGTCCGCGAACCGCAAGGACTGTGGTAGCCGGATCGACATTGGCGTTTAGGCTGAAGGAAACGATCTCGTTTCTGGTCAGTGTAATCGTCGGCTCGACATATTCGCCGGCGTGAACACCAATCAGCCCATCTGCGCGCTCATAAACGACGAGTTCAGCGGCCTGATCGAGCGTCTTGCCGACCTCGACTGGATCGCTGTTGGCCCTAAACCACATGCCGCCGTCGTATCGATTCTCCGTACCGCCACTACGATTGGTGACGTTCTGAGCGCAGACGTTCGCCGCATTGATCCAGTCTGGCAGATACATATCGCTAAGCGACAACTTGCCGCCGTATGGGCTGGTGAGGTGCCACAAGCGCATGACCGCGAGGTTGTTCGTGAATACAGTTGTCCCGGTACGCGGGTCGTATAGCCGCATTCCATCTATCACCGCCGAATGTTCCGGCATCTGGTTGGGATAGATCTTGAGATAGTCCTTCGAAGGTGCCGTGGCGCAGCGCATCTTGATCGATGCCAGGCCGTCGCCTCGATGGTTGTTCGTCCATATAGACGAGAAGAACGAAACGACGTCGGCGTAGGCTGTCTCAGCTGGCAGACCCAAACGCGAGGTGATATTTACATAATCATTGCCGTCGTCGAAGAAGTGCGCTGGCGAAGTGACCGTGCCCGTGCCGTCGATTGTGATCTCTTCGTCGTGCAGGTAGTGCTTGACGTAACCTTGTATCCTGTGCCCGGCGTGAACGATGATGTGGTACGCAACGCCGTTTGTTTCCTCTAGAAAGACGTAGTCGCCAGCTTTCTTTACGCGGCCGAGAATGATTGGCAGCGACGGAACTGACTGTTTGAGATTGTATGTGCCGTCCTCTGGTTTTGGAACCGATGGTTTCGGCATGAGTGCCTTTGAAACAAGCCCAAGCCCGACAGATAGACCGCCATAGAGCAGCGCAGCAGTGCCGAGGTAGAGAGCGTTTGCCGCAGCAACCGTCGTGGCCGCCGATGAAACGATCAGCGGCAGCAGCGCAAGAGTTTGAGGCATGAAACTAGATTTCCCAGATTGCCAGGGCGCGCGCCGTCATTGGCGCGACATTGTCGCGGAAGCGCACGAGCCAGCGGTTGCCGTCGAAGATGGCGCCCCACTGCCTTTGAATGTTCGTTGGTGATCCGATGACGCCTATCGCGCCAAGTCGCGGCCGCTCGATGCGCCTTCCGCCTATGGTATCGGCACAAGGCTGAACTACAGGCTCGACGCCGCCCGCCTGGGCAATGATGGAGCGGAATCCGTCGTCGTCGGTGTATGTCCCGCGAAGATGCGCGGCCGGATCGGGATGGCCTAGCCACATCGCCCAAGACGCTAGGAACATGCAGCAATCGACTTGGCAGGGCCGCCAGGCGCGGGTGTTGTGGTCTTGGATGAACGCGGCGAGTTGTGCGGAAGTCGGAATCGACTTACGCTGGTGTGCCGCCATTGGGGATGGGACCATGGAAACCAATATCAATATTGACTTAACTCAGGTCACGAACATCATCACCGGCTACCAAACGGCCTTGATGAGTTTTTGCGCCGAATGGGCCAAGGCCTACCCCGAGAAAATAGGCGACGCCGAGTCGTTCCTCGCCGAGGTTGAAGCAACCTACGACCTGCCGGTTGGGACGTTCTCGAAGACAATCCGAGTGCTTCGTGGAGAAACGGATGAAGCGTAGATTTCTGGATCCCCGGCCGCGTCAAATCTGACACTGAGTACGATCGAGACCAACTTTTCTTTTTTGTCGTTCATGTGTTCTCCTACCCCCACTGCGGCCATCTGATCGTTCGATCTTTCAGGCCGGGGATGCGTTCGCAAAATCTGTCATCAGCCGCGGATGGGTTCAAAATCTTCGCTCGAGCGCGCTGATCGACATCCGACAGCACGGCGCCATTGGTTACGGAACGCAGCGTGAAGCGGTTGGCGACGTCAACCTGAATGGACGAGCTGATGCCCTTGTCGCTGGCCTGATCGACGAAATTCAGATTGGAAATAGTGCCCGTGAACTTGACGATAGACGAGCCGGTTGGCTGCTCGTAATCGTCGCACTTCTGCAACAGGACTCGGAAAATCGAGCCGACAATATTGCCGTCCTGGTAGTCTTCCCAAATGGCGTTGCTTGCCGCCTCGTCGATGCCGGAAAGCACCAGAGACAGCGTGAACGCCTCGGCGTTGATTGCCGCTTCGATCTGCGCCAAAGCATCCTCAGTTAGAACGCAAGCGCGATAGATTTCGCCATCAGCATCGGCGAACGGGCCGCCTGAGCCATCCCAAAAACGAAGACTGCCAGATGGAAGCTCCACCTGGCACAAAATACGAAGACTTGCCACGCGTGGCTCCAATCAATATTGCAACCGCAGCTAAACCAGCGAGTTCCAGTAGTCGGTCGCCTCGATGAAGCTGACGTTTGGCCGAGTGTTCTTGGTGATGGCGTCCTGTGAGATGTCCATGCCGCGATCCTCGGAGAGGTGGCACAGGACCGTAGGCCGGTCGAAATTCAGATCGGCACCATCTGGAATTAGCTCGCGCACGCTTGGCGAAATGGGAACCGTCCATGTATCGCCATCGATTTCGATGACTGGGCCAGTCTCATAGAGCGCGTGGTTGTAGCTAAAGCGAACGCCTACAAGGTCCGCCTCGGCATTGATGATGCGAAGCTTGATCGATGTAGAGGCAATCGGCGTGACGCCCACGGACACAACGGAAATCGCGCCCTGCAGATATTCGGTGTCGTCGTCAAAAGGCGTATCGTCACCGTGCGTCGTTTCGCTGGTTGGCTCGAAATGCCCAGACACGTATGGCGCCGAAAGTGATGACGGAACGCGCACTGCGATCAGGCCCGCCCGGCCGCCAAGCTTTTGCCTGATCGCCTGCCACGTCTTCCATTGATTGCGATACCGGTTCTGAATGACAACCCCGGTATAATCCACGGTCCAAAAGCCAAGGTCCGTGCGGACCACTGGCTCGACGCCGCCGAGCGACTTGCCGCCGGATCTCGTGAATGGCACGAGACACGGGGCAACTTGCTGTGGGGTTAGTGTGCAGAACGGCCATTCGATGATGTCAGGCATGCGTTATCCGTTCCTGTAATCGCCGCCGGCGCTGTCGTTTTGATACTTGGCCATAGTCGGAACAACCTGCTGATTCGCAGCATTCACGATGCGCGGGCTGGCCGCGGCTACCGTGTCGTTGCTGACCGACTTCACGTAGGCCTGTAGGCCGCCAGTGTCGTCGACAGACACGCCGACTTGGATCTGCGTCTTGCCGCCGCCGCCCATCTTCGTGCCGCGAGGCAAAACGACTTCGCCACGCTGAAGAATGGCCGGGACTTCGCCAGGCTGAAGGCCTGCAACGCCGCCTGTGTGGTAGCGCTTGGCACCAGCAAACGCTCTCGGCGAGACCGAGCGACCGTGGCCGTAACCGTCGGCCCCAGCGACACCGCCGCTATGCAGGATGCCTGGAATGATCATCCCGCCCAATAGGCCGCCTTTACCGCCGCCGCCCAATAGGCCGCCGATACCGCCGCCGCCGCCAAAGACAGCGTTAAGGCCAACATCGATGAGTTTGTCGACGACCTTATTCAAGGCGTTAGCCAAGGCTTCAGCTGCTGACTTGCCGCTTCGAAGATCGGAGATGAATCCGCCCACAACATCGCGTCCCAGATCCCGGAAAGCCTCGGCAGATTTCTTGATCTGCTCTTGCGATGCTTTCAACTGGTCGCCGGCAGACGATGCCTTGGCGTAGTTCGTTGCCAGTGCATCAATGCTTGCGGCCAGTTCAGGCGTTATCGAGACGCCAGCCTTCTGTGCCTCGGACAGCAATTGCTGCTCAATGCGCGCCTTTTCGACGGCGAAACCGTAGTCGTTCACAAGCGGATTTAGCTTGGCCTGCGCCGCATACTGAGCGTTCAGCATGTCGATGCGCTTCTGCACCTCGGCAACATCGCCTTGGAACAGTTGGTCCGGCGTCTTCTTGTCGCCAAGGCCGGCTTCGTTCATCGAGATACCCGTGCCGGAAAGGTAGGTTTGAGCCTCTTCTTTCCTTCGGCCGGGGTTGGACGTCAGCGCAGCAATTGCCTTCGCCACCTTCTCCGGCCCACCGCCCTCCTTGATCGCGTTCACGATCGCATCAGGCAGAGATCCGTAATTGTAGGCGATCGACGTCAGCGCCGCCTGCTGTCCCTCTGAGAGGCTTTTCCACGTCTCTAGGCCGATTGCATTCTGAATTCCGTTCTGGAATTCCATGATGCGCCTGGACAGATCGCGCTGCGCATCGTCGAGTGTGACGATGGTATCCTTGGTGACTTCCTCAATCTGGCCATTGGCGCGAGTAGCGGTGTCAGATCCGAAGCCGACGCGAAAATGGTTCGTGTCCCACTTGGCGTTCGTGATGAAGCCTTCAAAACCGCGAATAAGTTTGGCCGCGGCCGACTTGCCAACCTCGTCGAGATTGGCATCATTGAAATCTTGGGCGCTGGCCCCCTCACGATCGAGGAATTTGCCACCGCCAGAATACAGCGGCGAAAGCGTGCCGAGCGGTGACTTGTTGATCTGCGTCTGAAGGTCATTCAGGTTTTTGGCGTACTCGCCAACCTGTGTTAGCGCTTGGCCCATGGCAGGAATCAGCTCGCTCTTGATCTTGCCGGCAATATCGCTGATGGCGCTGCCACCATTAATGCCGAGACCAATGGCCGAAGAAGTCAGGGTCGCGAATGCGTCCTTTGCCTGCTCGCCCGTCAGGTAAAGCGTTTTTAAGCGCTTGTCCGTGGCCTCGATCGCTTCCTGCAAGGGTATGGACTCGTTCGCCGACAAGCGCAGTTGCTTTGCCAGTTCCCTGATGTTCTCAGGGATCCCCTTCATTCCCTCGATCTTCTCCATCTCAAGCGAGAAGTCACGGAAATCCGGAATGTCCTTATTCAGTTGGCCAAGGGCGTGTTGGAAATCGGCAACGGTCTGCGTGGCTCCGCCAAACTCGCTGACCGGCACACTCAGAACATCTGATTTTAGTTCCTTGCCCGCCGCCTCGATGTCTTTTCGGAGATCGCCGAATTTGTCATTCAGCTTCTGCAGTTCGATCTTCTTGATCGAATCTGAGTAGCCATCCGCGCCCTTCTTTGCGATGCCCCAGGCCGCGTCAAACGACTTGATGACCTCGGCGTGTGCCTGGAGCAGCTTGTCGGTGTCGGGGACATCGCCCTTTAGCGTCGTGAGGTATTGAACGGCGGCGCCGGCCAGGCCGATAAGGGCGAACGAAGCCAGCGACACCGGATTGACCATCTGCGCGAACGCGCCGCCAAGGGTTTTAACCGCACCAACAAGACCGCCCCCTGAGCCATTGAAGACCTGAGCCACCTGGCTACCCTGCTGGGCCATCACCTGAAACGGCGATGCGCCGCCAGCCAGCGACGTCGCGATGTCGTTCAACTGGAACGACAGGTTCTGCACCGCGGCGCGCTGAGCGCCAAGCGACTGCTCGGCCTTGCGGCCGGAATTCACAAAGCTGCTGGCCGCGTTGTCGTTTGCGCGCTTAAACTTGTTTTCGATTCCGCTAGCTGTATCTCCGGCTGCTTTCGCAATGCCGGAGAGCTGCTTTTCGAATTTCTTAGTCGTCGCCTCGATTGATACAAGGAGGCGTGCGGTGTCGTCTGCTGTCGCGGCCATTTAGAACCCTACAATTCCGAGATCTGCCAGCTCATCCTCGCCCATTGGCGGAGGTGGCGGTTCTTCACTGGCGTGGGCTTTTCTATAGCCCTCCGAGCAGCACGCGAATTCCCAGAGCGTCATGTCATCGACATCGCGAGGCGAGTATCCAATAACAGCGCCAGCGGCGAGATAGCTTGACCAGCGTGTCTTGCCGTTTGGCAGCGGGTCTAGCTTTCCTTCGCTATCCCCGCCTGGGGCTCCCCCGGCTGGTCGTCGGTCTCCCACATTATAAATCTTCGCAGGATTTCTGCCGAAGTGACCGCCAGGGCGTAAGGGCTGGCAACATCGAGAGCCGCTTCAATGGCCTTTTGGGCCAACCGCTCTTCCATGCCGCCGCCGATCAAGCCAAGACGGATCGGCCCTATCACGTCGTCAATTTTCCATTGCGAGGAAAGCAGGCGCATCATGACAACGGCGCAACCGGCGTCGCACTTCTGTTCTATAGCCCTAAGCTCGCCGATGCCCAGGCGGAAAGAATGCTCTCCGCCTGGCCACGTTATCTCCTCTGCCCCCCGCATTAGGAGGTCCTGGCGGTACGCGTCGGGATCCCGTCGAACTGGATATCTAGCTCGGCGGTGACCTTCGTGCCGCGTTCAGCAGCGTTGTTGATCGAGGCCAAATATGCGGCACCGGATTCGTACTCCGTGTCACCGATCGCCGCGTTGACGTGGTGAATACGGATGTTCTTCGGCTGGCCGGCACCCCACCAATCAAGCAGAATCTCATGCGACTGCGATGCCCATACGCCGGAGGCGGAAACCGTCACTTCGGAAGACTGAACGGCGCGCTCAACAGCGGCAGGCAACGATTCATCGTCGCAGTCCGGAACTTCCGAAGTCTGCATGTTGTGCTGGCGGTTGATGCCGCGGGAAGTCAGGCCGCAGATCTTGCTGTAAACGCCGGAGCCGTTGGTCACTTCGACCTCGAGCACCATCTGATGAAAGTTCGCGGTGGTAGCGCGCGTCATTGATTTCTCCAATAAATAACCGCCTCACGGCGGCTGGTCACGGGCTACGCGCCCACCTTTTGTTTCTGTGGCCGCCGTGGCGGCGTTGCTCGCGTCGCCCGCCCGATTGAAACGGCGTAGTCGACGAAGTCATGCGGGAAGCTTTGCGGCTTCGGATCTGGTTTGGCGTGGAAACTGAATTTGGATTTTGGCCGAGACCAATTGCATTCGGCAGAGAAGACGGCCCACGCCATGTTTTCACCTGTCGTCATTCTGGCTCTTCGATGCTGGCCGTTACGCTCACAACGCCATGCGTGGTGAGCCCGTCAGAGTCGGTAAACACGCGGCGAAAATCCACGCGGATTTCAGCCAAGGCGTTTGCCGTAAGCGCCAAGTCAGCTTCGTGAAGCGTGCGATAAATAAGATCGACGATGTTTTTTGCCTCAACCTGGCCGACCGCCTTGCTCCACACGTCCAGTTGGAACGAATGGGTGCCGCTGACTGAACAATCGGCGCTGTCATCAACCACGTCGGATGGACCGAAGCTGATGTAGGCCGCCTTGTCCTTGTATGGATCGGTCGGCACGCGGTCATAAACGCCGCCAACCAAGGCCATGATTGCGGTCGTGGCGCGCAACGTGTCGTAGAGGAGCTTTTGCAGCTCAGCTTGTGCGCCCATCAATCAGCCTCACCCTGCTTAACCGGCCCGACGAATTTGATCGCCTTTTTCATCTCGCGCCTGATGCGCGACTGAATGCGTTTCCTGAGGGCCCGATAGGACGGAAAGAAAAACGGATGCGCCCTCGTGCCTGGGTGGCCGTGCGCCTCGCCTTTGAAGCCCTTATTGCCGCCGCCGGTCGCAACGTTGTGCGGAGCCGTGCCAAATTCCACGAAGGACGCGTAGTAGGCCTTGGCGTTGCCTGCATAGACGGTAATGCGGAGGCCGCGCTCATTGGGATCGCTCTGAGCGATAACTGCTGATCCAGCCGGGGCGTTGCCCCATGTCCAACCAATTGTGTCGCGAAGGTCGCCGTCATCAACTGGCGCCAGGCGCTTCATCATCTTGACGAGCTCCTCGGCGCCGGCTTCAATTGCTGGTCTGGCCGCCGCCTCGACGCGCTTAGGCAGCGCGGCGACAGCTTTCTTAAGATCAGAGATACCTTGAACCATCTGCCGCCAGCCTTGTTTGCCTTACGGCAGGACTCCGCGTTCGCAGAGAAGATCGATCCACTTTTTATCGGTGGATGCCGTCACGTCTCGGATCGCGTATTCAACGTTGGTGCGGGTATCAGTGACCCGCCATTCCGCCGTCACTCGCCGAGTTGCCGTGCTGGCACGAACGCGGATGACTTGCGGGTGGCGGTTTTCAAGGCGAGCCGCTATTACGGACTCGCCTCCGCGGAGGTGAACGTATTCCGCCGCATCCTGAAACTGCTCGATCCAGTCAGCAACCGTGTTGCCGAACTCGTCATCCTGCTCGTTTCTAACAGCAAAGGAGACGCGTTCCTTAAGCGCCCCCGCCGCCATTAGGCGCTGGCCACGCCAGAATACTGAACATCAATGTTCAGGACAGAGGTAGAGGCCGCCTGACCCATCAGCGTGATGTAGTCGCCACCGACGTCGTCGGCGAATGGGCAGAGCTTCCCAGGTGTGTCCGAAAGATAGTACGCAGTGCCGGCCGTGAGCACTGCGCCGAGCGTTACCGGTCCAGAGACCTGAACGATAACCGGCTGATTGAGCGCTGCGGTGTTCAGCGCGACGCCGATATTGCTTGTCTGGCCACGGGCTTCGGCAGTAGCCGCATCGCTGTCGGCGAGCTGCCATTTGCCGGTCGTGGTGGAGTCGAGATAGACGATATCGCCGGCGGCGATAGCCGCGCCAGCAACGCCTGTTTTTGTCTGCGCGCTTGCGCCAGCTACTACCGCGCTTGCGGTCACACTAATGTCTGCCATGGAATTTCCTTATGCGGCCTAAGCGGGCCAGTTTCGATACGGCATCAGGAGCGCATCAACAGCCATAGGCATGTCGCTCAACTTTGCCCCGGTGGCGGCTTCTCTGTTTTCGTACCAATGGCCGATCATGAGGAGCGCCGCGTGTTTGATGGACGCCGGCATTGCCGCGTATCCAGCAGTGAATTCGATGCGAACCGATCCTGGCTCGCCGTCTGTCTCTGGCCAGCTCGTGTTTTTGGCCGGCAGCAGGTAGCCACCGTTTTTCACGCCAACATCGAGCGTGCGAAAACCAGTCAGCTCTACCTCTGCGCCACCATCCGCAGGCGTGTAGAACACGCCATCGACGGACGCCAATGGAGGCTTTGGAATATCAAGGCGGTCAGCCGGGAACTCGCAAAGCGTCAACTCCCATTCAGAAGCGGCTGATGCACGGCCGATCCAACTGTTTTCACCGAGCAAATGATCGCTCGCCGCAGCAATGAGGCCGTCGATGTAGGCATCGTCATCGGAATGTAAAACCCTAAGGTGCGCCTTGGCTTCGGCAGAGCTCACAATGGGCGCGATTACCGAAACAAGGCGCAAACTCATGGTTATTTCCTCTTGCGTCGGACTGGCGAGGTTTGGCCGAGGGCGGCCCGCGTCGTTTGCAGCCCATCGGTCGGCGTGAGCGCTTTGATCGGCTCAATCCAGCCGATAGCGACAAGGCCGTCGGCCATGCTGCCGAAATCACGTTCGTCCCCGATTTCCAGGTCGACGGACGTGATGCCGTCCCACGAACATGGGAACGGCGCCACGACTTTATGGAGCATTACGCTACAGGCTTGCTGCGGGCATGAGCGCGGACGATATCGACGCTGGCCGCGATTGAGGTGCCGCTATTCTGCGTCAGGACCGACCTCACATAACGTTTGCTGCCCTTGTAACCAACCTTATAGACGGTAGTGGCTGCCAGCGCAGATGGGAAGGAGCCCATGAGGTCAGCAGCCGCAACGTCAGCAAAGGTCGAATTGTCGGCAGAATCCTGCAGCTTTGGCGTGAAGTTGCCCGACGCAACAATGGCGCCAGTGCTAATCACGACAGTTGCCGACTCAAACCCAGCAAGGTCAACGCCGCTCGATGTGTTGGTGGCGGTGAGCACCTGCGGCGCGACCGCCTGCACAATGCCAATGTTGTTGTAAAGATCTTTGGAAGCCATCAGGCTATCTCCTTTTTCTAGAAAGAATGGGCGGCACTAGGCCGCCCGCCTGTGGGTTAGACCGAGCAAGTCAGCTTGCGGATGGCTTCCGCAAGCGTCACCTGACCGCCGAGACGACGGCGGAAGATGAAGCGGATGTTGCCGCTGGTTGCCTGCGTGTAGGGGTCGCGGAGCATCTCCATCTGGATACGGTCAACCAGCGTGTAGCCGCGGGCAAAATCGCCGTAAGCGATCGGCACGAGACCTGCGCCTTCCGACGGCATGTCCGGAACCTCGACGTAGGGGTCGCCGTCGATGGTGTTCGGCTGGCCAGAAATGCCAGGCATCCACAGATACTGCTTTTCCGCCGTCTTGAGCTTGCGGACGGAGCCGAGCGTGGTGCGGTTTAGAGCCCAGGTCGCATTGCGCGCGTATGCGGTTTTCAGGCCATACTTCAGCGTCAGCAGGCCGTTAGCCTGGCCATCAGCGTCGGCAATGGTGGATGCGGAGCCCGAGTTACTGCCAGATACGCCGGAAGCGGTGAGGAAACCTTCCGGCCGGCCGACACCACTGCCCGTAACGAAGGCGGCGCCTTCCGCGACGGCGAACTGCTCGGTTGCTTCGAAGCTGATTTCCGATTCCATGTTGAAAGCGGAGTCTTCAAGGTTCTGGTTTGAGATGTCGATCAGCGCGTACATCTCGTGGGTCGGGATTTCCCACATGCCGTAGCGCAGGCCGTCGGTCTCGGATTTCGTGCCCTGGTCTGCAACCCACTGCGCAGCGAACTGGCCGGTGCGCTTCGGGATCAAGATCGCCTTGGATGCGGTCTGGCGAACTCGGGCAAGCGCGCGTGCCGGAGACACATCTGTGACGCCCTTGATGATTTCCCGGATGTACTCGGCAGGCGCAAGGTAGCCGCCGGTCGTGTCGTTTGCGATGCCGAGCGCTTTGTATTCTGCGACAACGTCGGCCAGAGCCTTCTGCTGTTCCGGTCGGATACTGGCCTGGCCGAGCACCGACGCATCGAACACAGCGCGCGCCCAGAGGTTCGCCTTCGACTTCACCTCGCCCCGACGAAAATTGTCATTCGCCGCTGTCAGCGAGAGCCTGTTAAGCTTCTCTTCGAGCTCGTCGACGTGTTTCTTCTCATCGTCCAGAGCCTTCTTGGTCTCCAGGAGCTCGGCAGTGGCTTTCTGATTGTCCTTCTCGAACTTGTCGAGAGCGGTGTTGATACGCTCAACCTTCTCGGAGAGGACGACGTCAGCGGTGCCCTTCTTCTCTATTTCCTTGAGGCGGTTGTCATTGGCGGCCTTGAATTCTTCGAAGGCAGACATGACCTGTTCAACGGCGGTTTTATCCGACATTCGGGTCTCCTAATTTGGTGATGTGGTGGTGGTTGGTGAGCGTGCCGCGGCTGGTTAGCCGGCGATCAGCGCTTTGATGCGCGCAGCCAGCCTAGTAAGCTCGGCTTCGCTCTTCTTGGCCGTCATATCCTCATCACGAGGAGCCGTGTCCGGTTCTGCTTCGTCGCGAAGCAGTATGCTTTTGAAGACTGCAACAGCTTTCACACTGTCGGCCCGCGAAAGACCTGCTTCACGCAGGCCGTCTTCGATTTCTCGTGGGTTAAACTCTGATTTTACGCTCGTAATGCGCGCCTTGCCGTTCATCGGGAACGTCACAAGGCTGACTTCAAGCAGATCGACTGACTTCAGCGTACGCCTGGGCTCGTCCGGAGCGCTCCGCAACAGCCATTCCTTGGCCCTAAAGCCGATAGAAAGGCCCGAAATCGCCGGTCTTGGCTTCATTTTGAGAAGCTCGTAAGCTTCGCGGCCGCGTTCAGTGTTGGCGAGCTTGCCTTCGACGTAGAGGCCGATATTGTCCTCTTTCATCTCGGTCCAGACGCCAATAGGCGTCATTTGGCTGCCATAAACGCCGTGCTGCGACAGCATCGCGGGCCAGATGCCGGTCTTTTTGGCTGTCGCAAGCGTTTCAGTGAAGGCGCCCTTCAGGATGACGTCATCGCCAGAGTCGACGTTGCCGAAAACGGCGCCGTAACCCGAAAATGTCATGTCGCCGTTGGTCGCCACGACATCAGCGACCTTGATTTCACCGAGCGTAAAGCTGAAATGCTCAACGGCCGATGAACCGGCCGCATCGCCAGTGTTTTTCGTCATGTATTTGGATCCTGCTGGCCGTCCTGCGGCTTCGTGGGCGGCTTTGCGCCCGCAACATTCGTCGGTTTCGGCAATTCGTCGCCGCCGGCGATTGGATTCATATCCTCGAGCGCTCGAATTTCATTCGGCGTCATCCATGCAGGCGACCCGCCAGAGCCAAGCGCCTTCGAATAGAATTCGCTGCGATCCTTGGCGGCGCCCTTCAAAAGGCCATTTGCGTTGAATTTCGCGCAAAAACCTTCATCCTCGTCGCCGTCCAGCAGGTTCGCGTCAATCGATTCCTCGACCCTGCGCCACCATGGACCGAGCGTATGGACGACATGGGCCAGAAACACCTGCTCGGCACTCGCAAACGTCATTGCTTGCCCGGCGTGGCCGATCATCTGTGGAAATACACCAAATGACTGACAAACCTGCTCTGTTTGGAACTTTCGCGTTTCCAAATGCTGAGCATCAACGCCGGTCATCGTCTGCTGGGTCCATTTGAAACCGGAATCTATGACGAACGGCTTATGCTTGTTGGCGCCGCCGATTTGGGCCGCGATCCAAGCCTGAATCTTCTTGTAATCCTCCGGGGCGATCTTTTGCTCGGTGGAATACGTGCCTGCCGCCTGCAACCCGTTGGAATGCATCTCGGCCTGAGTGTTTTCTGTAGCAATCGTAAGGCCGATCGCCTCTCGCGCCTGCCTGACCGCGTCAAGCCCTCGCCACGTGTCCCAGGACGGCCCTTTTACGTGCCAGATTAGAGACTGCGGAAACTCCATCGTGCGGCCATCAAGTCCGCTTACCCGGTAAGTCAACGAATAGTCGTTGTTACGAGTGATCGTCACCGATCCCGGGTCGATCGGAATAAGCTCCTTGACCTTGCCGCGGACCAAATTCTTGTAGAAAAACGCATTGCCTGTGAGGGCAACGTGAAAAACCATCGTTTCCAGCAGCTCAAATGCCGTCATCCACTTGTTCGGCCGGCGATTGAGAACCTTGTAAAGAGGATGATCCAGCGCCGGCGTTCCGCCTTTGCCGTCCGGCAGCTCTTTCATGACCTGCAGAGGCACCTGGGCGACGCCGTTGGCGATCACTCTGATGCAAGCAAACACAGTGCTGACATCAAGCGCCCGTTCCCAACTGACCGGAACGCCCGCTTTCGAAGTGCGCGAGCCAAACCAATCAAGCCAGACCGGATCAAAAGACACGGATTTCTGCTCCGCCACGCGGCCAAGCAACCTGTTCCAGATCCCCATGGGCATTCCTTGTTTTAGTATTGCTCGTTGGGATCCAGGACCGCCCAGAAGGACGTTGCTTCGGATGGCTTTTCGACTTCCCGGTACTTGAGACCAAGAGCCTGACAGGTGGCGACAGCGCCATCGATACGAAAGCGGGTCTTTGTCTTGTCGAGTTTGCGATTGCCAGAAGGGTCGGACACCACGATGGCGTTCGAAAAGCAGAATCCCAGGACGGGATTACCGTTGTGCTTTAACTTGCGATTGATCACCGAGGCCTCAAGGGCATCAACGGCGGGCGCCATGTCACGAAAGCCCTGCCCCCAAGGGACAAGTCTGATGCCACCACTCAGTTCGTTATCCTTGCCGTCGATATATGCATCAACGCCTAGGCGAACGAACTCGGCCAGTAGCTGCTCGATGCGCCAACGGTCGTAGGCTATGCCGACAATCTCGTAGTCGTCGCGGATTTGCGCGATACGTTTAGCGACAAAGCCATAGTCAACAATGCGACCCGGAGGGGTCTCGAGCCAACCCTCGTCTGCGCGAGCCCAGACATCGTATGGCGCGCGGTCACGATGGGCATGGTCCTGCACCCATTCCTGTGGCTTCCAGTGCCACGCACCGATGCGATCTTCCGCGAACTCCGCAGAGACGCCCACAAGGGCGGTAAGGTCGCCGACTGCGGAAAGATCGAGGCCGAGGTAAATTTTCTCGCCCAAACGCAGCGTGTCGCCAGTCTGGCACGATTTCCATTCTGACCGCGGGATAAGCGGCGAGTTCTGGTCAACTCGCTGGTTCAAGTAAAGGTTACGGAACGAAGACTCCAAAGTCTTCATTCGAGTGGCCTGAACGGCCAAGGCGCGCAAATCATCAACGGACCTGAAATCGCCAAGCGCGGGGTTTGCAGCCCGCCACGCCGTCTCATCCATAATGTCGGCATCGTCATTGGCGCAGTACAGATGCACCAACACCGTATTGTCGTCCGCCACAAGGCCGTCATCAACTAACTTGGAGAGGGGATGCTCAGGATCGGGCGACTGCGTCGAGATAACAATCCCGAGCGGCTCCTTCCTAGCGCCCTGCGAGGTATTCATCACCTCATAGAGTTCTTGGTCCCTCGCCTGCGCAAGCTCATCATAGACCCAAACAGATGGATTCAGACCGTGCTTCGTGCCTGCCTCCGCAGAGAGTGCGCGGTAGAATGACCCGTTGGTTTTGCAGAGTAGTGTCTTGGTCGACGGAACGACCGTTATCAGCCCGCCGCTTGCCGCATCAAGTTCCGGATCAGCCTCTACGATCTGCCGGCAGAACTTGAAAACCTGGCCGGCCTGCTCGCGATCGGTGGCGGCTGAATAGATTTCGCCATTGATCTCCGATACCGGGCCAACCAGGTGAGCCAGCACGATCGCAGCAATAAGTGCAGTTTTTCCGTTCTTTCGGGCCACAGACAGGATGGCTCGCCGCACACGGCGGCGTCCGGTTTCAGCGTGCTGTGGCGCGTACAAATCGACGACAAACTGCTTCTGCCACGGCCTAAGCTTGATGTATTCGCCCTGTCCCTCGCCGCTCGGCACTCGCAGTAATTCGATGAAATCAATCACCTGTTGTGCGCGTGCCAGGCCGTCAGTCGTTACGCCGTCTCCGCGCTTCGCCCAATCAGGCCGCTGAACTTCGATGACTTTTTCTCCTCTGGCGGCGACAAGGCGGCACGCGACTTGGGATCAAGCCCCAGCCGATCGCCCATCGCCATCATGATCCGCGCCGCTTCATTCTTGATTTTGAACCAGGGGTTCGGCTGCTTGTTGCCAGTCGATCCATCGACGATTGCTGGCTCAACGGCCAGCGCAGAAACGGCAGCCTTGTGGTCGGCCCATGCAGCGGCGTAGACCGCTATCGATCCAGTGTCGGTTGATGCAAAATAGCCTGGTGGCATTGCGCCACTGATCATCTTGAAGCAGGCTAGCGCATCACCCTTCAGATAATTCGGGATGACGGTAGCGCCGGTCGGCTTAATCGACGGCGCACGCTTCTTGCGTTTACCTGGATTGCCTTTTAGTGCCTGTATTTCTGGAGTTTCAGGCCGCGGTCCTCTCGCGCCCATGGCTCGCTCCTAGACTGCTAAAAATAATCTCAAAACTTGCGGCGTAACGCGTTCTTGCCCAACACCGGTTCCCGGTCCGGAAGGCTCCGAACATTGGATGGGGGGTCAGCCGACCGGCCAACCATCCTCGCCGAACGTCTGCGTCACCTGCCCAAGGTCTTCACGCTGCCCTCTGGACGCGTGGCACGACTTGCACGTGCTGATGAACGGGCCACTCCAGAAGCGCTCTATGTCGCCTCTATGGGCTCCATCGTGGTGCACTTCTGTCGCCTCGGTGACGATCTCGGATTCAAGACACCACTCGCAAAGGGGCTGGCTGGCTAGCTGATGGTGACGGATGCGACGCCAGCGTGCTGACTGGTAGAGCCGACGATAGAGCGCAGCTTCTTCTGAGCGCCTGTCAGGCTTGGCCATGGCATCCCCGTGGTTGGAGCCGACAGCAGGAATCGAACCCGCGACATCCGAATTACAAAGACGGCGCTCTTCCATCTGAGCTATGTCGGCAATCGAAGTGTGGACCCGTGACCACGAATGGCCGGCAAGGGAACGCCACACGCTGAACGGCGATCAACCCGCTCGCCCGGTTTGCACCCGGTAATCAGAAAACGAAAGCGCCAGGGAGAGCAGAAAACGAGAATGACGAGACAACCTTTGGTGTGTCATATGATTATTGAACATATGGACGCACGAAATAATGCCGATCTACCACAACGCCCGGATATTGATTCTCAGTAACTTGCAAACCATTGGGGCAGGCGATCGCGCCGCGATCGTGCCCATTGGGCAATTCACTATCCAGCAGTTCACAGACCTAAACTTGGCGCGAGCGGACCTCGGTCTTCACGCTCTAGAGAGTAATGAAATTCTGTTTATGGGCCGGCATCTATACAACAGCAGATCAAAAGATGGATACACGACCGCAGACATGGTCGAGCAGATATGCAGCGCACTTCATGAGTCTTCGGTGATTGTCGCTAGCGTACATATGTCATGCATGAGGAGCATGATCGGACGCGCGGACGGCTACGGGAACACGGTTTTCGATCAAGCAGTATTTGAACTAACCGCTCGAAAGCCGAAGGCCGAACTCTTTTCCGTCATTCCGAAGGGTGATACCGTCAAGCCACAAAATTAAAAGGCCCGCCGAAGCGAGCCTTTTTGGTGAAACGATCCTGGGTAACTAATGATCCAGCGCCCTCGTTCCGAAGCAATATATGGGCTATGTACAAGTGTTTGTCAACCTCTTGTTGACCTCCTGGCTACCAGCGAGACGCATGTGACTCGGTATATAGGAAGCCATACTAGAATACCTAGCAAAAGCGAAAGCGGCCAGCTCAACCACTGAAGGGAGCCGGCCGCGGGACTACCTGTCGCGAGAGGAGGCGCGCCAGGTAATGGGGATTGAGGCAGTCCCGGCATCGATCGCGAGTCTGAACGTCCGCTCGAATACAGCGCCTCAAATGAAATCGGCGCCCGAAGGCGCCGTTGGGATTTGAACCCTTCAATCAAATACGACGCGAGCCTACGCTTAACCGGACATCAGGCGGCAATTTTCTGTTCTGATGGTGCGAATTCCCGCCGCGCAGTCTCATCGACCTCGATTAGCGCGTCGATCGCCGCATCGATCACCGCCGTCCCGCGCTTCTCGGCATACGCTGGTGCAAGTCCCATAGCGACGCCGATATCCTTCGCAGAGGCATCAGTGATTGCCATGTCGAGAACCTTGGCGTTCCGACCAAGCCTGCTTCTGAGATGTTCGACATAGTCGATCGTTTCGACCAGGCGCACGAATTCAGGCTCTCGGCCGGCTGGCGCCGATATTTCGCCGGTCGGCTTCGGTTGCTTCACTCCTCCGATCCATTGTTTCCCATCGATGAGGCCGTCTGGGCAGCGAGTAGCCTTGATTGGCAACTCATCAATGCGCACGCTCCCGTCGACACCGAACTGCTGCAGCAACTGGCGAGCTTCGGCGGCTCCGTACCGACCATGCCTGTCTTTCGCGTTTGGAGCCTCTCGCGGCAATGGTGAGTAGCAATCATGGATCGCTGGTTCACTCGATATGGGCTTGGCATACGGTATCGCGGTAAGTGGCGAAACGGCGCCACGCAGTTCAATGTAGGACCATATTGCGCTTTCCGACCGGGATGACTTGCCGCCGCCTTTGATGCCCCGAGAACGTTCAACCGGCTGCAGGGCCGCACCCTTCCTCGTCGAGCCCCATTGCTTGAGATCGCCGTCCCGAAACAACAGATCGCCAAGACGCGCCTCCAGAGCGCCATTCCTGTTGGTGCGATATTTAGGCGAGACCTCCTGCGTCGGCTCATACGTATTGACCATCTCACCCGTGAAGGCCCAGCGCTCGCGATCGACTATCTCCCACCCGACGGCAGTGAGCAATTCCCCTTCGGATGGCCGGATCTCGATCGCGACCTCCGGATCATAATCCTCTTCCGACACATCAACTTCGGATCCAGGAAAGATCATATTCTTCCAGTGCCGGAGAGCATACAAGCGAGCATAGTCTCCCCGATGTGCGAGCCGCTCGAATGCCGGCCACGCCAATCTGACCCGCACGGGCTTGTTGTCGTTGGCAGCGGCGACGAGTTTAGGCGCCGTCTTGGGCTTAGCGGCCACCGGGGTAGTGTGGGTCGCGAGCAGCGCAGATAGTTGCGAAAGGTCGCGGTGCTTTTCGGGTGCTGACGTCATTTTAGCTCCACTTCGGTTTCGGGTCGGGAATGCAGTCGATTGCGTGCGACATGCTGGTTGGAACGCCGGGCGGCCATTCGGCCAGGAGCGACGCCTTGCCTCTTGCCAGCCGGAAAGCCGCAAGCCTCGCATCTTCTGCGACGGTCCTGGTTACACAGAGGCTTAGGGCATAGTCCTTGTCGGCCTTCGCTTTGTCCCGCTCCTCCTCGATGTCCCTGATCTTCTGCTGAAGGGTTTCGATGATCCGGTGTGCATCGACCAGATGCTTGCGGAAATGATCGCCCCGCCCTCGCGGATCTCTGGGCGCCGTGCTGTCGGCCAGCAGCGTGTAGGTGGCCAGCTTTGCAGCTGCGGTCTCGCGGCGCGCGGATTCCTCCGCAGTTCGAACTCTCCTGCTCATGAATTCCTCCTTTCCTAAGCCGCCATTGCCGTATTGCCACATTGCCAACATGGATTCAGAGGCAGACTAAATCCCCTAAAAACGAAGTCGAAAAGCATCTTGGCAATATGGCAATAGAGATATTTTTTATATATATCTTATTGATATATATATATTTTCCTGTTCCTAGAGCGTGACAATGGATGGCAACCGTTGCCACGGCTGCCGAATTCTACGCTACCGCCGTTGCTACGTTGCCAGTTCCGTTGCCAAATCGAGCAGTTGAAACTTGCTTCCGGCACCCGGCTTGGGGCGGCCGAGAATTTTGATTTCCTTGCTCTCGATCAGGTACTGCAGTGCCTCATCGACTTCGCGTAGGGCACTTCCGCGGACGCCCTTTCGGCGCAGGAGTGCCGAGTAAGCGATGGTGCAGTCGGGCGCCTCTCTCAGGATCTCGACGATGCACTTTCGGAGGGCCTCCGCCGGGCTGGATGACATGTGGCGGGTGACGCCATTGGCTATCAATTCGATCGAGCGGTAGACAATTGCCCAGGCCCATTCGACGTCATCGAGCGAGATAGCAGGGTTACGCGCGTCGCGGCTGATAGCCCTTATGGTCGCAAGCCTCACGGTGTTTTCCGCAGCACGACCGTTGATGTCGTTATATACTTCGTCCCATCCCGGCCGGTGCTGCCACATGAAGATCTCGCCCCAGCGCTTGTATGCGTCGCCCTGCTCACCACCGTCGAAGGGCACTTTTGCTTTGGTTGAGCCTGCCGGCGGCTTAGGGAAGTCAGTGATTGCCCTTTGCAGAGAGGCGACGAGTGTGGTTGGCGGCTTCAGGTTGACATCGAGACTGGGAACGCGGATTCCGTTCTCGTCTCGCGCTCCGGTGACGAAGATAAAGCGGTTGATGAAGCCGTCCGCGACAGATGCCGCACTGAGGCCGGCGTAAAGGGTCGATGGCGTCGTCATTGCCAGGACGGTTAGGGCTGGACCGACCAACGGGCCGTCGTCTTTTTTCGTTTCTGAGGAGGCGTAAATCCGTCCGTCAAACACGCTGTTCGATTGATCGAAGATTGCCAGCAGCATCTTCCGGATGGACGCCGAAGCGGAGTTCTGGTTTTTGCCGTTGATGTCCTGCAAGAGGATGCCGAACTCGTCGAGGACCGCGACCGTGGAGATGCTCTTGCGAAGCATCCGCTCGATCGCAGCGTACGAGGTCGGGTCGCCATTGCTGACGGCCCCAGTTGCCCCACACAGGTCTCCCAGCGCCCGTATCGCCTTCGGCGGGTGGCCCTTCCCTCCCGCTGTCGCCAGCAACGTGGCGAAGTAGATATTCACGCCGGCGTTGGTGGGGCCAATCGCCTTCTTGCCGAAGCATCCTCCAAAGAGGGCAATGGCCGCCGCCAGCGATAATTCCGGCACTGGAACGATTGCTGTCGTGCTGACCCACGTTGCGATCTCGGCAAGCAATCCACCTGCCGCCTGAGGCGTGAACGGATCTGGATGCATCCGCGGCGTCGACCAGAGATCCGCCGGCGTGTTGTCGTTGGCGGCAACCGGTGCCCGCTTCCCAGCGTTCTTCTCGATGAAGACCGCTGAGACCTCAGCGCTGGATTTTCTTTCTTCTATGTGGGGTATCCCAAACTTCGCCCACGTCCGCCTGAAATCAGCAATGGGGTCTTTCGTGGCGTACCGTTCGAACCAGTTGCCGGTCGCGGACAAAAATGCGGCGCATGCTTGCTCGGCTGTGAGACCATCGAACGCCAGTTGCTCAACAACCTTTGACGCCCACGCCGATCTGTCGCCAACATCGTTGGCGGCCAGCATCTCGGCGGCGCGGGTCGACAGTTCGACACCCTCAATCGACGGCAGATCGCCGATTGTCACTGATGAGTGACCATCTGGTGCAACTGCCCAAGGCTCGAGCGCAGCGCGCAATTCATCGACGCTCGTCAAGGCGCCGTCCCACGCGAGATCCACAAGAACGCTGATAGGCTCTGGTGAGCGACCGCGCTCTAGCTTTTTCTTATTTGGCCAGTTCAACGTACCCGGAATGCGCCAGACGTGAGCGATGTCTGCTGTCCCATGGTCGCTGCCGGTCGCGCGTTTCAGCGCCGCTGCCAACGGCTTCGCCTCTGCTGGTGATATTGCTCGGTCGAAAAGCACGAAAGGCTGGAAATTTCCGCCGGATGTTTCGAGAACCAAATTCGGCTCGACCGGCATCTGGCCTGATTTGCCGGTGTCCGCGTCTAGGTCGACGACGAGGCCGAGAACCGCAACAATGTCGGCTTCACGACCTCGTTTCCCACGGGCAAGTCCCTTCCGCATGACCTGCAGACCAGTGAAAACATTCGCGTTGGGGGTAGAAGCGTGAGCCGTGATGGCTTCGACCATGCCATCGACATCGCCAACGGCATGATGCGTCACGGCGCCAGGTGCGTCGCAGTCTCCGGTGGGATTTGCAAAGTATGCGGAGGTCACGAGAAGGCCGTCAATGCCGGCGGCAAGGCTATGGACCATCTCAGCATGCGCTCTGATCGCCGCTTCATTGAAGACAGCGGCCGGATTGATCTTAACTTTCGGAATGGGCGCCATTGGCTGTGTCATGCTCCAGTGTCTGTAAGGCAGCGGCGGTGATGGCCTCAGCTAAGGGCCGAGCGAATGTCACCGATCGGCGACCACCAATCGCGGTAGGCGCGTATGAAACGTGCTGGCCGTTGGGTGCTTTCAGGAGTCGCATTCCATAAACTGCGATGTCGGGTGTCAGCTGTAGATCGAAGCTTGCGACCACCTTCATCGTCCCGCCGCCCACATTGACGACGGGTTTGATGTCGAGGATTCTCATGCCGCCCAACGCTTAAACGACGGCCTGCCATTGTGGGTTTCCACGGTTGCCGTTAGGCCATGGAGCTCATTTGTGTCGCCAATCTCGCTCAGGCCGAATGCTGAAATGAGCTTTCCGAATTCGGCCTGGCCATCGGATTGGACCTCATAACTCGGCGCCTCCACTGTGAATTTGAAGATGTCAGGCGCACCGGACTGGATCGACACCACATGCACCGTCACGAACACGAATTTCCCGCGCCGGGTTACACCGCTGTCCGTGACACGAAAGGCGTTTGCAGCGTCGGCGTCACGCTGAAGTTTTTCGTTGACCGCCTCACGGACGAGCGCCGCAATCTCAGCGTCGGCGCAAAAGATGTCTCCTCGAGATCGTATCTCGCGCTTACCTTCATTGAAGCGCAGGCGGCGGAGGTTTCCGTCGTTCTCGACCCTCGATGGGATCAGGACTGGAGAACCGTCGAGAAATCCGCAGATGTCGCGATCGCCATCATTGTAGACGGTGAGCCCATATCCGCGGACCGCATTAGTGGTTTCAGAAACGCGCAAAAAACCTCCTCGCCGGCGGCGCCGGTCGGCAAAATGTCGAAATGTGGTGGCGTGACGTATTGTCGGCAGCTCGATCCGAATTGTCCAGAAATCAGGCGGCCCGGGCGGCGATCTTGGCCTGTACCCAATCGGTGACTTCCCTGCGGACGAAGGCGACCCGCCGGTCACCAAGCTCTACGGCCACGGGGAACCGTCCTTCGGCACGATATCGGTTCAACATCGTGCGCGACATGCTCGTGAGACGACACGCATCATTTAAGCTGATCAACATTGGAAGGTTGTCATTCACAGGTTGCACAAACATCTCCTCTCGCCGGATAGAATCCGAGCGCTTGACAGGGTGGAATTTTCGAAGTGAAAAGCCGGGCTAGTGGTGCATGCGTTGCGCCGAAGCGCTGGGCGGCGAGACCGTGCGGTCTCGAAGGTTATGCTCTAAATGTGATGTAAACATACTAAAAAGTCAAAATGGATATTTATCAGAGGTTGCAATAAACCTCTTGACGAGTTTGTATGTTTACATGCCTTTACAGCGAGCCGCAGTACGCTGCCCATTCCTGCATGAGGGCACGGCGCCTTTCAAGCGCATCAGACCGAGCGTAAGATCGCTCGACCGCATCACCAACCACGTGGGCCAGGGCGGCTTCTGCGATCTCTCGCGGAGCATGGGCAACCTCTGTCGCCCAATCGCGGAATGTGGACCGGAAGCCGTGAACGGTGTAGGCGCCGCCACCCGCCGCCTGAAGCGCCTTGCCGAGGCTGGCGTCGGAAAGAGGCTTCTTGTCTCGGACGCCGGGGAAAACAAACTCGTTGACGGATTGTGCCTTCATCGTTCGCAGCAAGCCCACGACCTCTTTCGACAGCGGCACGCGGTGTAACTTGCCGCCCTTCATCCTGATTGCCGGGATCGTCCAAACGCTCGCTTCGAGGTCAATCTCAGACCACACAGCACCGCGCGCTTCCCCGCTTCGCACTCCTGTCAGTATGGTAAGTTCTAGGGCGCGAGCGCTTACGCCTTTCACCTTCGCGAGCTTCTTCATGAAGGCCGGCAAGTCTGCATGCGGCATCGCAGCATGGTGAGCAGTGGCAGTGAGCTGATGGGGCTTGTGCATTGCATGCTCAAGATTGCCCCTCCACGCGGCCGGATTGTCCCCTACACGATGCCCCTCGACTTTGGCTGCATCCAACACCCGCTCGATCGCCTCTCGCAGCTTTTCCGCAGTTTCCTGTTTCGAGCCCCAGATCGGATTGAGCACATTGATCACGTCCTTCGTTTTGACGCTTGCCAGCGTCTTCGCGCGGATCGGCTTGGCGTGGTTCTCAAGCAGGTTGCGCCACCGCGCCTCAGTTTTAGCGCCGCGCCACCGCCCAGCTTTCACCGCTGCATCTACAAAAGAATCGGCATAAGCACCGAAAGTCATTGCCTTCGGCGTGTCGGCCCTTTCTTCTTGCCGAACTGCAACCGGATCAACACCGGCTCGGACAAGTTTGCGGGCCTCCTCCGCCTTCTCTCTCGCGTCTGCCAAGCCAACCGTATGCAGCGGTCCGATGCCCATCTCTCGGCGGAGGCCGGCATGGGTGTAGACAAGGATCCAGTATCGGCCGGTGCCTTTGGTCACCAACCAAAGGCCGCCACCATCACGAAGTTTGACCGCCCTGCTGGCCGCTATAGCCTTCACAGTGAGCGCGTTTCGAGTATGGCTCCCCAT